TCCATGTAGTTAGCATCACGATGGTCACGCCAACGAGTCGTATGATCAACAACCCATGAGGTAAGCTCTCGTTCGGCTTCTGTTGGTTCCTCATACTGAGGATTGTTAATGTCTTCCATCTATTATTCCTTAATAGCCCGAAATTGGGTCTAAAACTTCATAGTCATCATCTTCGTAGTCCTGTTGGTACGAAACAATGGCTAATTGATCAATGTAAGAGAGAGCATCAACCAAGTCATCATGAACACCTGCGGTAGGGAACATGATCAACTGATCTTCAAAGTCACTCCAGTCCTCTTTCTTGTTAAAACTGATACGACCATGCTCTAAACGACCCTGTAAGCTCCAGACAACACGGTCTGTCTTCTTCTTGTTACCATGAGTCAGGTCTTGAATGTGAGCATAGGTGTTATTCTTACGCATCAAGTCATTCAGGTAGGGCAAGACAGCATTCTTCAGAGCACCTCGTTCGATCCCTACAGCGATAGGCTCATAGTCGCGTACAGTCTGTAGAATCTTAACGGCGGTTTCTCTGATGTCCCATCGACCGTGGACAATCTTAGCTACCCACCAATCACCTGTGTCTGTAATCTTAACAATGGCAATAGCAGATTCGTCTAAACGTTTCTTAGATGCTCCAGCATTCTTAGCTACTTCCTCAAAACCAGCTAAGTCGATAGCTACTACGTAACTACCATGCTGAGGTTCATCACCTAGTTTAAACCACTCTTGCTTGAAGACATCAGCGCCTGTTGTATCGAACGAGCTAAGATACTCCTGTTTGAAAGCGAAGGAACTTAACGACCGCTTTGCTGCCTCAATTTCCTTAGGATCAATAGTTTCGTTATCTGCTGTAGTCTTGTGCCAGCTCTTCCATTCCTCGTCCTCACCCGACTGTCCCAACTTGAACGTATCATAGAACCAGTTGCGGCCACTAGGCGTAGAGATAAATAAAGCGCGGCCTTTCTTGTCAGATAGAGCAGCACGAAGGATTTTCTCCCATACGTCTTGCTTAATGAACGCACATTCGTCCAACACCAGATATACCAAAGACACACCACGTAACGAGTCAGGGTTATCAGCCCCTCGTACAAGGATTTTACGGCCATTAATAAGGGTGATTTCAAGGTTGTTAACATGGGATGCTTTAATGACAGGCCTACCTAAGTCATGTAACAAGTCCCAGATAATACTACGGGCCTGCCCTAACGTAGGGGCTACATACATAACGCTAGAGCCTTCAGGACAGTTAAGAGCCTCAATAAGCAGTGTAACAGCTGATAGACGGGATTTACCACAACGACGACCAGCAGCAACTACTTTGAAACGTGTCTGGTCTTTGAAGACCTCTTGCTGCCAATTAAGTAATGCAAAGTTTAACTCAGACATCAATCACATCCTCGTCGTCATTGTCACTAATGCTGCTTACAGAGGGTTGATTTAAGCCAGTGATGTTGATACTGATTTGAGGCATACCGCCAGCACTCTTACTGACATCAAAAGCTGAAGCAGGTACGATACGATCAAGTACAAGCTTCATAGCAGCCATCTGTCCGGGATGTCCATCAGACAAAGCTACCTCGTATACCTTCTCTAAAACCTTAGCGGACTTAGGTGAGTTCAACATACGTAGCTTGTATTCATCCATAATGGCCTTATCGCCCTTAGGCCTGCCAACGCTACGTTTATCTTTGATCTCAGCTAAATCAGCTTTCTTGGGTCTACCAATCTTGTTACCTGAAGGTCTTGTCATAGTCTTTATCCTCTATGGGAGACAATAGCACTATAAGTACTTTAAAGTCTGCTATGACGTTAACCAACGTATATAGACATACTATTTATAGATTACTTATAGTAGTTACATTTATGTAGCAGAATCTAAGATGAACTATCTACATATATGTTCCTATTCCAAAGTGTACGGATTAGAGACTATTGATAGTTGATCTTGTCTGCTACTCGTTAAGTCTAAGAAGTGGGGTCAGGCTTCATAGTTCATCTTGAGTTCTGCATAGTTTTTAAACTAATACGTATATTGTACCATACTTTTTTACATTTGTCAAGCTTTTTTTCATCTTTGTTACAATTTTTTACAACTTTTTTTAAGTATTACACTAATGTAGTACTCAAGCACTACACTTTATATGCCTACTTAGTCCCCGTTTAAGCACACACCTGTGCAACGTTAAAGCCAACTTCCAGTTTATTTACTTTTTTGTTGTCTGTCAAGCACTTACTGTTGTCTTTGTTGCTTACTTTTTAGGCACTAATCTGTCCCCAATTATTTCAGTTTTTACTTTTTTGTGTGCGTCAGAGGCTCCACAAACATTCTACACATCAGTACACCCCTCCCCCCATGTCTGTTACAAACCTTACAAGTTCCTTACAAGTCAAACATCAGTGATTGCTTATATGCTTATATACGCATACGCTTGCTTACGGCAAGCTGACACTATAGGTAGTGTTAGTGAGTACTTACAAACACTATAGGTAGTGTTAGTGAGTACTTACAAACACTATAGGTAGTGTATGCCTGTACAGTACTGTATAGAAACACAGGTGTGGGGATCGGTGAAGGTGCCTATAACGTACCCTATCAAGTACCTCAAACCGATAGCCTAAACCTACGATGATTTATGCACAAGTTATTCACAGGTTATCCAAGGGTGTGGATAAGATACGCCCAAGGGTATATAGTTATACACAGGTTAGGTCTTATATAAGACTTGAAAATGTGGATAAGTATAACTACTAGTGTGGATAACATTTTCTAAGGGGTAGGGTAGGGCAAGGGTCGATCGTGGCTTGTAGGCTGTTTAAAGCGGTCGATTGTAAAGAAGTGTAAAGTTAGGCTAAAAACGGTAGACAAGCAAAAAACCTATATAATTGAGCCATCAACAACCAACCGGAGTATCTACCATGCAAGCAGCCTACACAAACCTGATCAAATACGCATTGAAGGACGGCCATACAGTCTCTGTCTGGGATGGTGAAGAGTGGCAAGTTAAGCGATCCACTAGCTTCAAGGCTATCAAGGAAGCCGTGGAATCGGTCGAGGAAGCTGTCCTACGTATCCGTGACACTGAAGGCAACATTATCGGCTGGGCTTCTGTGTCTGCCTTCGGCCTTGAGCCTGAAGAGACAGTGGTGGACTACGGTGTAAACAAGTACATGGACACATGGAACGATAACTATAACGAATACACGTCTGCCTACCTGTAAACACCTAATAGCGGGGCTTTAATGCCCTGCTACAATGCCAACACCAACACCACACCGGAGTAAAACACCATGAAAATCAATCGTAACCTATTCACTGACCGCCAGCGTACGCTTGTAGACAAGCTGGAGACAATCGCAGACTACGCCCTTGCTATCGCCATAGGCCTAGCACTGGCTATCGGGGCTTTGCACTACTTTGATGTTCTGACTAAGTAAGGAGCTAGCCATGAAATACGTTTATATTCTTTGGTGTAGCGATTCTGAATATCCTTGGATGGAGGACATATTTGACGATAAAGTAAAAGCCGAGGTTGCCTTAAAATACCTAAAAGACACTGACGATGGACGAGGGTTTATCTACTGGGTGCAGAAAAAGGCAGTCTCTTAATATTGCGTTCAAGCGTTCACCGTGAAGGGTTCTATGTATGATAGAATCCTTTGCAGTGTAGCGTTGACTATAACGTACACCAGCGGCCTCGACTGTATCGAGCAATCAACCTTTAAAGGTAACACAATGGCTATCGTTCAAACTCTTGACCGTTCACAATTCGTGGATGCTTTTATGTCCATTCGCCCGGATAACTTCAGCTATGCAGGGCTAGATGCCTTGTTTGACTATCTCGAAGAGTACTCAGACAGTACAGGCGAACCCTTCGACCTTGACGTGATCGCTATCTGCTGCGACTTCAGCGAAGCCTCTTGGCAAGAGATTGCCAATGATTATCGCATTGACCTAGAAGGATGTGACGATGATGATGAACGGTATCAGACAGTGCTACAGTATTTGCAAGATAACACCATTGTCATTGAATTGGGCGATGATGAAACCGTTATTTATCAGGCTTTTTGAGCCGTCAGGCTTTCTAAGGGGCTTACCATGTTCAAAATTGTAGAGAAATCAAACCCGCTGGCCGTACATTGTCTCTTTGATACGCTTGAGCGTGCTCAATACTGGCTTAACGTTAAGGCAGCAGAGTACTATTCAAGAGGTTATTTCATGGATAAAACGCTCACGCCTGAATCGTTCACCATTGAAGGGGCTTAAAATGACTAAACAGGAAATCGAACAGGCGATAGCCCAAGGCATCAAGGTGCATTGGTCAAACACTGGCTATGAGGTCATAAAAGATAGTTTTGACCGTTACATGGTGGTGTTTGTGTCTAATGGCTATTGCTCGTTCCTGACCGCTGGCGATTTTGAACAATGCTTTTTAGGGGTTACTGTATGAGGTACGAAGTACAATTCAAGTCATCCGGCATTGTCGCATTCAGTGCATCCGAACGAGGTATCTGCCAGCACTGGATGGACTGTAACGATTATGCGCCAGATGTGTTTGTTCCTAACGTTGACCCAGACACAGGGGAGATTACCAGCGCCAGCGACGGCTTATGGCTCAAGGGTGAATGTTTAGGGCTATTTACGTTGAAGAGGGTGAAATAATGAAGACTTACGAGTTAGAAATACACAAGGTAAAACACTTTTACTATCGTGAAACTATACAGGCAAAGTCCCGAGCGGAGGCTATGCGTATGTTACAAACACGTCTCGACCTAGGTATGCTAGAATTTGTCGAAGATGAGGAAGAGATTGTAGACGCTCAGGCATATAAAGTTGTGTCTTTTGAAAGGTAACCATGAACGATCATCAACTATGGCTAGATTCTTTAAACTACCACCAACAACGTGGGCTTACACTGGCACAAGCGGCAGAACAGTGCTCTAAATGGCCGTTTAAGTACGTAAACGGTCAGCAAACAGCCGCTAGCGTTTGCTTGCAAACTGGCGTATCTCTTGAGAATACACCTCAAGCGAAGCCTCTAGAGGGCTATGATCTAGCACTTACTGAGGTAACCGAGGAGGCTATGCTATGAATGATTTTGAACAACTAGTAGATGTTAGGTTTAGACCTAATGATAAAATGTACAGTTTTCGTTCAGCCAAAGGTGTGCAAGTCGGTGACAATGTTTGGGTTAGGTCTTGGGTAAAACCTGAAGGAACTATCTTGAAAGTTGAAGGTGTGCGTCCATTGGATGATAAACACAGGTATTCTTATGCCTTAAAGGTGAAAAATGACTAAGATAAAACAGTTTGTCCACTTTGTAAGGGGTTTAGAATTCTATGGGCTTGCAGAAGTGCAAACCATTGAGTCTCTGCCGGTAATTGTCAGGGTTACTGACTTGTATCTTGAAGGTTACATGGATGACAGGTGCGGGGCACCGAATAACCCACCGGACATGAAGGACATTGTAGATTACCAGATCATACTGGACATTGAAGATATGATTGCCAAGAACGTGTAAACATACCCCTAGAAGGGCTTAAAACACCCCTAGAAGCGCTTGTTATGAAAAATTCATATCTGGACAAGTGTTGAGCTTAAAAACTAACTGAACAAAGGACACAAAAATGCGTTGTACGTGCTGCAATAAAACATTGAATGACTATGAATCAACCCTACGTCATGCAATCACCAATGAGTTTCTGGATATGTGCTCTGTGTGTATCAAGGACGTAGGGATCGACTTTAAAGGTCGGACAGACCTCAAAGGATTGTCTGAGGTATACGATGATGATACTTTAGATGTACAAACAGTTGACATAGATCAAATAGAAGACAGAAAAGTAGAAAAAATCGTAGAAAGTGACCTGTTAGGGGTTGACAACGACGATGAAATGTGCTACCCTAACTTTAAAGATACGTTAGAGTAACTATCACGTTGCATAGAAGTCATAGATGTAAACTATTATAAGTTATTTATAATAATATACTTATAATGTACATAGATGCATTGATGTAACGTATACGTCCCATTAGAGGTACTTTAAAGGCGCACATATAGGC